TCCAGTGCTTCCATCTGCAGTCCTTTTCCGGTCGTACCAGCCCACTCTCCATTATTGGCCCATTCTGACCAACCAATACTCTTCTGGTGGACTCTGTACAGGTAGAAAGATTCCTTTCCGGTGATCCGGATTGCTTCCAGTCTTCTATTCTGTCCGGTGGTTCCGATCAGAGTATCTTTGGTAATGTTCTTGTATTCTTTGTTTCCGATTCCTTTCATATGGACAACAACATCTGTTTCTCCGACCGGCTGGATGTGCAGTGCTTCGATCCGGCGATTCTGGTTTGTTGAGCCGACCATTAATCCGTCAGACTGCCAAGCTCCCCAGCCAGCACTTCTCATGTGTGCCTGGTATGAAATTGTACCGAACTTATCGGTCTTGTTCTGGAATGCTCCACCGGATTTGATCTCTCCATCGATTGGTTCTGCTTTCTTCTTAACTGGTGCTACCGGTGCTACTGATGCAATACCGAAGGACTTAAGGATCCCTCTTGCAAGATCGTCGATCTTGGAATTGAATTTGGTAAGATCTGTTTTACTGGAAATAAATCCATTTTCCAGAAGTCTGTAGCTGTAACCTTTTGTAGCTGCACGATTGACATTTGCAAGGTGTGCTCTGCCTACAACCTTGTTGGCTCTTCCCGGGAAGAATGAACCGATGAAGTTAGCAAGTGCTGTATCATACTGATCAGGATTGTATCCTTCTTTAATGATGACGTGCCCGCCTTTTGCTGTTGATACTCCGCTGTCCATGTGAAGTTCCAGAATCTGATAGCTTTTTGGAATATTGAGTGAGCTGATACCTTTGTCGGCGTACCAGTTCCGGTTTGTATCTCCAAGAGTAACATTACTTCCTCCGTATGCTACAATTCGTCTTGCAAGTGCCCGGACTCTCTCTGCCTCTGTATAGCCGTATCCCACTGCTCCACTATCACCGGCTCCGTGACCGGCTATAATAAATAAATGTGCCATAATTGCTCCTTTCTGTGCGACGTCGCACACACTATATAATATGTTAGAGGACGATTATTCGCCCTCTACGTTACATTCCGGTAATCCAGCCACACTTGTCAGTAAGGACAGGATTCCGGCCAGTACTGATGCCGAAATCACAAGTTTCGCATCCACTTGCCCGAGTGCTGTTGCTGTGCCGATCGTTGCTACTGCAGTCTGCGCTACAGTCTTCAGTGCTCTGATGCCGGCACATTTTGCCCAGTTTTTCCAATCTTTCATTTAATTCACCTTCTCTTCTAAATCTGAAATTCTATGATTTGCTACCTTCATTTTTTCTTCCTGTAGTGCCATCTGTTCTTCCAGGTGGTAAGTACGTTCTATTGTATTATTATGCTTATCAACTCTTTTTGTGAGTTCGTCCAACTTATACTCCATAAGGGATCTTGTCTTCTCTTGCTGAATCAAACACACTACTAGAGTTACTCCTGCAGATATACAGGCTGAGATAATTGTTGCCATGTGCTTTCCTTTCTTCCAAAAATGCGTAATAAAATAAGACCTGGTTAAGGTCTTGCTCTGATTTCCATGTGCTTTCCTTGCATTATCCCTCCTTTAATGTTCCTGTTCCGGCATTATAGATGTATTTCTTGCGCACCTTATCGTACAAGCATAATGTACCGTCAGACTTTTTAACCGGAATCATGTCAGCTACCAAGGTATCCCCGGAATAGATCTGTGCATAGTAGATCTTGCCCACTACACCTGTTCCGGCTGGTGTGCTGTTCTTACTCATATTTCCAAGATAATACGGACTGCTAAGCTTGAACGAATCTATCGCATCGGTAGCTACGATTGTGTCTCCAACCTTGCAACTTGCATTTGTTTGCTCGATAATCCAATCATTCGCCCAGAATGGTGCATTTTTAGCGGCGCTGGATACTGTACCACGGACTACGTAGATATTATCTGTACAGCTGTAGCCGATTTTATAATTATCGTCACGTGCACCAGCAATGTATGTAGTTCCACTCTGTAAGTTCCATCTTGCTTTTGTGTTAGTCTTTTCGTCTGGTAAGATTTCTGTATCGAAATAGCACTTACCATCCAAGTTCAGGCTTGTAAGTTCCGTGTGGTCTACCGCTGTACTTGCATTAACCGTAACATTACACTGTGCTGTGTATCCACCATCTGCGGTAGTTACGGTTACGACTGCGGAACCAGCTATCTTGGCTGTAACCTTGCCACCAGATACGGATACATTGCTGTTGTTTGCACTCCATGTAACCGACTTATTAGTTGCATTGTTTGGAGATAGCATAGCAGTCAGCTGTGCAGAATTCCCGACATCCAGTGTCAGTGCCGTTTGGTCGAGTTTAACTCCTGTAACCGCTACGACCTCTGGTGCTTCGGACGCTGTAATAGAGCCAATGCCCTGATACTGTAATGCCTGGTCGATTACTGGACAGTAGAATGTACGATACCAGGTTTCGTTCGGGTGCACACCGTCACCTTTCTTGCTTCTCGGATTATAGGTGTATGCTTCCTTATTGGCAGAAGTCATGGCAATCTGTGAGTATGTACGCATATCCATGTATGGCATATTCCACTTCTTACAGATTTCAATCGCCTTCTCGTAGATGGAGTCCAACAGCGAGTTGTCTTTTCCAAAACTGTGCGGAATAATATATAATTTAACCGACAAAGGATATCTGTCCATGATGTATTGCAATGCACTTTCTAACGCTCCACAAAATGTACTGATATCATATGTCGCATCGTAAGCAGTTGCAATTGAACCGATCGAGATACCATTATTCTTGTCATTAACTCCACCGTCGAGGATAATTGCATTTGCTGCGCCCGTGTACGATGTAATCTGATTAACAATCGGTGTATGTGCCGGACTGGATGTTACTGCCATATTCGCACCAGACTCTGCCTTATTAATCCACACAGCATCCGTATACTTTTCTTTTAATGGCTGGATGATTCCTGTTCCCTCTTTCCATCCCCATCCAGCTAATATACTGTCGCCAAATACTACAATTGTCTTGCCTTTATACGGATTGGTGAGTGTCTCATCAATCTCAACTGGATGCTCTGTAAGATATGTGTTTACATACTCCTGCATTGCTTCCTTTGTTGCAATCTTTTCAGCCTCGCGCATACGATTCAACAACTGCGTAATGATATCCGGATTCCGTTCCACCACCTCGTCTGTGGCTTCCAGACCTTCCAGTACGGTACCTTCTGCAATGGTGGTGTTCCATTCCGATTTTTTTCATCTCCCTTTTTGGCGCACATAATGAACTCAACCTGCCCTTTGTACGCTACTACATCTGGACCGATCAACCATGAAAACGTTATATAGTCACCGTCCGTCTGTACGTCCTCTACCAAGTACGGATATTTATCTCCGTTGGCATTTTGATAGTTAATGTACAAATGCATGGTAGACAGATCTA